CCACAAATGACAGCAACAGAAGTCATACAAAGAAACGAAGAGAAGATGAGATTACTTGGTCCAGTATTAGGTAGACTACAATCAGAATTATTAAAACCAATGATTGATAGATGCTTTGCAATACTACTTAGAAACAATCAGTTTGCACAAGCACCTGAGTTTTTATCTGGTCAAGATATAGAAATAGAATATGTATCACCATTAGCCAAAGCACAAAAAGGAACAGAGCTTTCATCAATTACTAGAGCAATAGAAATATTAGGATCACTTGCTAATGTTGCTCCTGTATTTGATTACATAAACTTTGATGCGTTAGTCAAGCATGTAGCAGACTTAGTTGGCGTACCGCAAAAAGTTTTAAAACTACAATCACAAGTAAACGCTGAAAGAGAACAAGCAGCACAACAACAACAAGAAATGGCACAGATGCAACAACTGCAACAAGTAGCCAAAGCAGGAGGAGATATAGCACCGCTAGCGAAAGCATTGCCAGACGAAGCAAGAGCTGTAGCAAACGCAGAAGCGGAATAGTATGGAAGCAAAACAACTAGAGAAATACTTACAAGAACTACAAACAGATTATAAAACAGTATTCAATTCAGACGAAGGCGTAAGAGTCATGGCTGATCTTGAAAAACGATGTCATTTTATGACTACCACAAATATAAAAGGTGATAGTCATGAAAGTGCATATATGGAAGGACAACGCAGCGTTCTTCTATTTATAAAATCAATGCTGCAAAAAAAGGATAGATAAAATGTCAAGCGAACAGATAACACAGGAAACTGTGCCTGTAGAACAGACAACTACAGAAGCACAACCACAAGCAACACAATCAACTGTTGCCAAAGCAGACACACCTGCACCACAACCCACCCAATCAACTTGGAAAGATACTATTAGCGAAGTCTATAGAAACGATCCTAACATTGAAAAGTTTACAGAGATAGATGCACTTGCAAAGTCATACATCAACGCAACTAGAATGATAGGACAAGATAAGATGGTTGTGCCTAATAAAAACTTTACTGAAGATCAATGGGAAGAAGCCTATATGAAAATGGGTAGACCAGAATCTGCAGATAAATATTCATTAGATGTAAAATCAGATGTTGTTTCTTTAGATGAACAAGCTATCAAAAGTTTTCAAGATCAATCTTTTAAACTTGGTTTGAATAACGAACAAGCAAAAGGTGTCTTAGATTTCTATAAAAATAATATGGAAGCACAAACTCAACAAGCAAAAGTAGATGCAGAAACATCACAAGCTCAAGCTCAAAACTTACTTAGACAAGAATGGGGTAGAGACTATGATGCAAATATTGCAAAAGCTAAATCATTAGCTACTGCTAATCTTTCACCAGAAGTATTTGAAATGCAACTAGCAGATGGAAGTAGACTTGGAGATAATATTGATGTCATCAAAGGTTTTGCAAAGATTGCAAACATGATGTCAGAAGATAAAATATTGTCTACTGAATCTGAAAACATGGATAGAAGTGAGGATATTCAAACTGAAATAGATCAGATTATGAATGATAAGAATGGTCCATATTGGAACTCTTCGCACCCTAATCATGATAAAGTTGTTCAACAAGTTTATACTTTAAGGGAGATGTTAAGTGGCAGCAAATGAACACTTAAATAACGAAGAGCTTAAACTTGAGATTTTAAGAATTGTTAAAGAAACAGGTACAGAATTTCAGAAACAAGACCCCTTGCCAATCTGTGAAATTTATTATAAATGGATTAAAGGTAAGACAATTCGTAAGAACCTTACTGGCAAGAAGGAATAGACTTCTAGTCTAAAAGACTTAAAATCCAAGAGATGCCTGCGTAGGCGGATAACTTCTCTGATTGTTTAATATAAATGATAACAATGGGAGACTAATATGTCATCACAAGTAACTACAGCATTTGTACAGCAGTATTCTGCTAACATTCAAATGCTATCTCAACAAATGGGATCGTTATTAAGAGACAAAGTTCGTCTTGAATCTGTTGTTGGAAAAAATGCTTTCTTCGATCAAGTAGGGAAAGTAACTGCTGTTTTAAAAACTAGCAGACACTCCGACACTCCACAGATCGACACTCCGCATGCTAGAAGAAGAGTATCTCTTGCGGACTACGAATTTGCGGATTTAATAGATCAACAAGATAAAGTGAGACTCTTAATAGACCCGACTTCATCTTATGCTCAAGCTGCTGCTATGGCAATGGGTAGAGCTATGGATGATGTGGTAATCAGTGCCGCTACAGGAACTGCATTTACTGGTGAAACAGGTTCGACTTCAACTGTATTACCTTCTTCACAGAAGATTACAGAAAGTGGAACTGATGGTTTAACTATTGCGAAGTTAAGAACTGCAAAAGAAAAGTTTGACTTAGCAAGTGTAGACCCATCAATCGCTAGATTTATCGTGGTATCCCCAAGACAAATCACTGATCTATTAGGTACAACTGAAGTAACAAGTTCAGATTTCAACACTGTTAAAGCATTAGCAAATGGTGAAATCAACTCGTTCTTAGGTTTTAACTTTATAGTATCAAACAGACTATCTATTGCATCTTCTAAAAGATCATGTATCGCATTTGCACAGGATGGTATTACATTAGCAGTTGGTAAAGATGTTCAAGCTCGTATTGACGAAAGAGCTGATAAATCTTATGCTACTCAAGTGTACTACTGCATGAGCATTGGTGCTACAAGAATGGAAGAAGAAAAAGTAGTAGAAGTTCAAGCACACGAAGCGTAATAGAAGGAGGATATAATTATGGCTGATTCAATACAACAAGCTAAGATTGATTCTACACCTTCACAAAAAGTAAAAGCAAACGAACTTGCTGGAAGAGTAAGAGTAGCTTTTGCAGAATACGAAGCGAGTGCAGAACAATCAACAATACACATGTTTAGCATACCAAATGGTGCGAGACTTTTATCAGGTTCAGTAGCGTATGATGCGTTAGGTTCATCGACTACTATCTCTGTAGGTTACGCAGCACACACTAAAGCAGATGGTACAGCAGAAGCAGCAGACGTAGATCAATACAAAGCTGCAGCAGCTTCAACTTCTGCACAGAGTGTTGCAGTGTTAGACACGATTGCATTAGACAAAAATGCAGTAACAGATGCCAACAAAGATGGTGTTCCAGTTACAGTTACATTAGCAGGTGCTAATGGTACTGGTACTATTCAGTTGCAAATGTTATATGTAATTGACTAATAAATAGAATTTTAGGGGAGGAAAGCGAGAGTGGAACTCCCCTAGGATGCAATGAAGCAAATAAAAGATTTAAAAACTGTACTACATTTTAGAAAAGATAATTATGTATACAGATATGTGTTGGTAGACAGATTTAAGTATGGTCCTAAATATCATTATGGATTTGATATTAAGGAAGAAAGATTAGAAGAAGAAATCCATGCCTTAGAAAAAGATAGACACATAAGGCGTAAGTATATTATAAGGAAGTAGTATGGCATCAATAGTAGACATTTGTAATGGAGCATTAAATCAACTAGGTGCTACAACTATTGTTTCCTTAACAGAAGATTCAAAAAATGGCAGACTATGTAATGCTAGATATACTCAAATAAGAGATAGTGTATTTAGATCACACCCTTGGAACTGCTTACAGAAAAGATTAGAGTTATCATCATCAACAGATACTCCTGCATGGGGATTTAGTTTTAAATATGATCTACCCGGTGATTGTTTAAGACTACTTAGAATATTAGATTTTGATTCAAACCACAAAGTAGAAGGTAGATCAATTTTATCTAACAACTCTTCTATGAAGATATTATATATCTCAAGAGTTACAGACCCAAATCAATATGATGAAAATTTAAGAGAAACATTATCAGCAGCATTGGCTGCAGATATAGCATACGCTGTTACATCTAACAATACCACACAACAAAACATGATAGCTCTTTATCAAGATAAATTAAAAGATGCTAGATTTGTAGATTCAACTGAAGGATATAATACTACTCAAGAAGATGGAATGGCAGATGTTATAGATGCTGGTACATTTATAAACGCAAGGTTCTAATACATGGCTAGAGTAGCTGCACAACTTACAAATTTTACAGCAGGTGAACTATCACCAAGACTAGATGGTAGAAATGATCTATCTAAATATCCTGCAGGCTGTAAGACACTTGAGAATATAGTTATCTATCCACATGGTGCTGCAGCTCGTAGACCGGGTACTCAGTTTATAGCTGAAGTAAAAACAAGTAGTGCTAAAACAAGATTAATACCTTTTGAATTTTCTACAACACAAACTTATGTTCTTGAGTTTGGTAATCAGTATATGAGAGTATTCAAAGATAAAGGTCAAGTATTATCAGGTGGTTCAGCTTTTGAAATATCTACACCATACTTAACTGCAGAGCTATTTGATATTAAGTTCGCACAATCTGCTGATGTAATGTACATAACACATCCTAGTCATGCAACAAGAAAGCTATCAAGAACAGGTCATACAGCTTGGACATTAACAACTGTTGATTTTACTAATGGACCATACTTAGATACAAATACATCAGCCACAACAATTACAGCTTCAGCACAAACAGTAGGAACTGGTAGAACTTTTACTGCTAGTGCTAATACATTTGCCTCAACAGATGTTGGAAGATTGATTAGATTTAGAGATGGACACGCAAAGGTAACAGGATTTACAGATGCTACAGTTGTAACTGTTGAGATATTAGTAGACACAGGATCAGCTAGTGCATCAACTGATTGGTCGTTAGGTGCATTTTCAGATACCACAGGTCATCCATCTTGCGTAACCTTTTTTGAACAAAGATTAGTTTTCGCAGCGACATTGAATAATCCGCAAACAATTTATTTTTCAAAGTCAGGTGATTATGAAAACATGGATGCGAATATTGGCGGAACTGTGGCGGATGATGATGCTATTGTTTATACGATTGCATCTAACCAAGTCAATGCCATAAGATTTCTTTCACCAACTAGAACTTTAATTATAGGTACTGCAGGAGGTGAGTTTGCAGTTTATGGGGGTGGAGATAATGATGCGATCACACCAACAAATATTATTATTAAAAAACAATCAAACTATGGTGGAGCAAATGTAGATGCTGTACCAGTAGCTAACGCCACATTATTTCTACAAAGAGCCAAAAGAAAAATAAGAGAACTAGCATTTAACTTTGATGTAGATGGTTATGTAGCACCAGACCTTACAATCCTTGCCGAACATATTACTAAAGGTGGTATTACACAAATGGCGTATCAAGAAGAACCTTTATCTATTATTTATGCTGTAAGAGAAGATGGCGAATTAGTGGCACTTACATATCAAAGAGATCAACAAGTAGTTGCTTGGCATAGACATATCTTCGGTGGTGCATTTGGAACTGGTAATGCAGTTTGTGAAAGTATTGCAGTTATTCCTACAGACTTAGATGAGTATGAAGTTTATGTAATTATCAAAAGAACAATTAATGGTGCAACAAAAAGATATGTAGAAGTTTTAAATACATTTGATTTTACTGAAACAGATAATACTTCATTTAATTATTTAGATAGTCAATTAAACTATGATGGTGTTTCAACAACACTCAATGGAGATATTACAAACTCAGCAACTACAATTACTTTAGCTGATGCAAGTTCTTTTAATAGTTCAGGTAAAATAAAAATTAATAAAGAGATTATAGCTTACACAGGTAAATCATCAAACGATCTTACAGGATGTACAAGAGGTCAAAACTTAACTACTGCAGCCGCACACACATCAGGTGATACAGTAGATCAAGTGGTTGAAACATTATCAGGTCTAACTCACCTTGAAGGACAAACAGTTTCTATATTAGCAGATGGTGCAACGCACCCAACAAAAACTGTTAGTTCTGGTGCTATAGGTTTAGATAGACCATCTAAAAAAGTTAAAGTAGGTTTATCTTATACTTCTTTACTTCAAACAATGAGAATAGATGCTGGTTCACAGAATGGAACATCACAAGGTAAGACTAAAAGAATATATGAAATAACACTAAGACTATTTGAAACTGTTGGTGTAGAGGTAGGACCAGACTTAGATAATTTAGAAAGGATACCATTTAGATCATCTGCTAATCCAATGAACGAAGGTATTGCACCATTCACAGGTGATAAAGAAGTTGAATTTAGAGGAAACTACGATACAGATGGTTTTATAGTGATAAGGCAAACTCAACCTTTACCTTTAACTGTTTTATCGGTATACCCAAGGCTAGTAACAAATGATGGATAACATACTACATATTGTGCCTTATACTGCAGAACATGGACAGTTTATATTATCCTGTCAGATGAATCATAAAGTATTAGAGGCAGATAGACATTATATTAATGTAGAAGGTAATGCTAAAAACTTAGAGCAAGATCATTTAGCATTTACTGGTATTGTTAATAACAAACCTATCTTTGCTGCAGGTATGAAAATGATATGGGGTCAAGTAGCTGAAGGTTGGGTAATAGCATCAAGTGAGATGTGGAACTATCCTTTAGCTGTTGCAAAAGCAATCAAAAAAGATTTTGCAAGAGTTGCTAAAGAAAATAATATTGTCAGAGTTCAAACTGCAATCAGAAAAGATTTTGAACAAGGTCAAAGATTTGCAGAGTGGCTAGGTTTAGAGAATGAGGGTTTAATGAAAAAATTTGGTTTTGATGGAACAGACCAATACAGATATGCGAGGATATTCTAATGGGTGCAGCAAATATTTTTACAATAGGAATGGGTGTTGCTCAATATCAAGCACAAGGAAAAATTGGTAAATATAATCAAGCTGTTAATAATAGAAACGCTTTAGTATTAGAAAACCAAGCTCTTCAGTTAGAGCAAAAAGCAGAATTTGATATAGCTCAATTTAATAAGTCATTTAAAAAAATAAAAGGTTCTACAAAAGTAGCAACTGCTAAATCAGGTGCTGTAATTGATAGTGGTAGTGCTTATTATGTTGCTTTATCAAATGCTCGTGAAGCTGAACTACAAAGAAAATTAATTGAATATAATGCCAAGATAGCTGCAGATAATAAAAGAGAACAAGCAAACTTTGCAAGGATACAAGGTCAAATAGCTAGAAACGCATCTAAATTAGCTCAACTACAAACGATTGCTACAACAGGATCAAGTTTGCTTACAATGAATCAAGGGAGTAAAACAGTATAATGCCAAAGTTACCAGTATTTCAAGCAGAGGGTTCAGTTAGTCAATTAGCTGGTACTACAACTAATGTTCAAGTTCCTTTAACACAAACTTTAGGAACTGCTTTAAAACCAGTTACTGATTTTGTTGTAAAACAAAAAGTTCAAGAAAAAAATTTTGAAAACAAAACAGAAGCACTAAAACTTGAAAATAATTTTATTACTGACATGACTAAAGTATATGACGAAGTAAATGTTTTAGAAAACAAAGATCAAGCTCAATTAATATTAAAAGAAAAATCAGATGCTTTGATGGCTTCTTATGGAGATAAAGCAACTAATGTTAATGTAAAAACATTATTTAATAACGCAGCTTTATCTGAAGTACAAAAAGGAATATTTAGAGTTAATACACAAATATCAAAAAATATTTTAACTAGCTTACAAAATGAAGTTAATAAAAAAGAAGAAAGATTATTAGCAAACGCATTTTTAGCAGAGGGTGATTTTGATTACTCTGTTCTTGCAACAGATTTAGAAAAATTATACAAAGATAATTATGATGGCAGAATACCCAATGCAAATTTAAAAGCATTAGTAAATAATATTCCATCTACTATTCAAATTTTTGAAGCAACTAAAGGTATATCTGATAATCCAAGATCAACTTTAATAGATTTAAAAGATGCAGATAAATTTAAAGATATTCCTTTAGAAAAAAGGTTAGACCTTATTGATGATGCTAAAAAAACTTTAGCTCCTGTTATTGAAGAAAAATTTAATAATTACATTGCTGCTGCAAATAGAGGTAAAAAAATAGAGTTTGATATAGAATTTGCAAAAGAAGTATTACCAGAAAAACAATATAATAATTATGTAAAAAAATATAATATAGCCACAGAAACTGTAATAGATGCTGCTGTTCTTAATTCAGTTTCTATAAAAGATTTATCTGCAACTTTAGAAGGTTTTATTAATGATAAATATGAAAATTATGGAGAAGTGGATGCACAAGCACTTGAAAATAATTTAAAAAATATTGTAGCTATAAGATTAGAAGAAATGAAAACTGATCCTGTAAACTTTTTAATAGGAACAAATGATGATATTAAAAATGCTCTTGAAGAAATAAGAACAGAAACAAATGATGAGTTAAGACAAAAAAAAAAATTAGAATTTACAAATTTAGTATATGAAACTCAAGTTAAAATGGGTGTGCCAAACTATGAAATACAAGTTACTTCTATTAGTGAGGCTGCAAGTTTTGTTGAGCAGTATATGAACGCTGATGAAGGTCAAAGATTAGCTTTACTTCAAAATGCAGAAAATGAATTTGGTGAGTTTTTTTCAAAAGCATTAAATGAATATTCTGCTCAAGGATTACCTGTTACTGCAGAATTATCCGCTTTTTTTGTAAATCCTAATTTAACTAAAAAATTTTTAAGTTTTGATTCTAAAGATGAACAAGATAAATTAAAACAATTATTAGTAGATGAAGGCACTTCTTTTTCAAAAGTTAGACAAGATGTTTTTGATGGTCTTGCAGAATTTAGTGAAAAAGTAATGTTTGCTAATAAATTTGATACTTCTGCTGCAGCAGATAAACTTGATAGGATCGTTGAAGTTTTAACTTATTTTGCTGCTAATGAAATGAGAATAGGTGTCAAGCAAACTACAGCAGTTAAAACTGCCACAGCTTTATTTGGAACACAAAATTTTAGATTAGAAGATACTTATTTTATTCCAAAAATTTATAATGGTACAAGATTAAGTGAAAGACAAGTAGACTTCGTAGTTGAAAAAGCTAAAAAAACTTTAGTATACATAGACAGATGGGGTGTAAAAAGTTTTGGCTCTAAAGATGATACCATTGGTCAAATAGAATTAGATACTGATATGAAAGAGGCGATAAAAGAAGATGGAAAATGGGTAAACAATACAGATGGAACAGGTATTATATTTGGTATTGTTTTGAGTGATAATTCTTTTGCACCTGTATTTAATCAAGATGGTCAAACATTAGAAATTATGTTTGATGATGATAGTTTTTTATTACCAAATACAGATATTGATATGTTTACTCAAAAAAAATTAAAAAGAAAAAAAAAGAATAATTAAAAATGGCACAATTAGGTTTTGGACTAAATATAAATGAAACTGCTCAAGAAAGTGGTTACGATCAATTTACTATTGGTCTTGGTGAAACTTTAAAAGCAGTTGCTGCAGATAATTGGAAATATAATCCTTGGCAATCTATTTCAACTTATAGAGATTTACAATCTGCAAGAGAGTTAGCTAAAAAAGAAAAACAACCTTTATTAGATAGACAAGATTTAAACACAGAGTATAAAAATTTAGGTTTACTTTTTGAACAAGACGAACCACAATCAGTTGTTGATTTAATTGTAAATCAAAAAAAAGAAGAACTTAGAAATCAAGACATAATTAATAGAGGTCAAAAAGGTGCAATAGCTGGAACTGCAAAATTCTTAACAGGATTAGGTGTTAGTTTTTTAGACCCTATAAATGTTGGTGTTTCATTTTTACCTTTTGTTGGTCAAGCTAATTTTGCTAGACTCGCTGCAAGAACAGGATTTACAACAGCAAGATTAACTAGAGGTGCTGTAGAAGGTGCGATTGGTACAACTTTAATAGAACCATTAATTTATAATGTAGCTCAATCAGTACAAGCAGATTATGATTTAACAGATTCTTTTTTAAATATTACTTTTGGAACTATTATAGGAGGTGGACTTCATGTGGGTGTGGGTAAATTAAAAGATTTAAACACAGCTAGAAAATTTAAAAAAAGAATAAGAAAAGCAGGTACACCTGATGAAAAATTAAATCTTTATAAAGAATATTATCCTGAAAACGCACCAATAATGAAAAAATTAGCTGAGACATCACCTGAAACAAGAAAATTGTTAATGGCTAAATCTGTTGGTGATTTGTTAATAGAAAAACCAGTTGATGTAACGCCTATTGCAGCAAAAGACCCTGTATTAAAAAATGATTCTTCTGTCCCTCAACCTGTTGATCCTTCTATTAAAACACAACCAAGAAAAATGACAGTAAATCAAACTGATCTTTCAACAGTAGAAAATACTACAATAAATAAAACACCTAAACAAACAGATTTAGAGATAGAAAGTTTAAATGCACAATTAGAAACTTTAAAAACAAGAAAACAACAAGAAAATTTTAAATTTGATGAAGAACAAGCAGAAGTTAGAAAAGCAAATCAAGAAGCAGATGAATTAGATGCAAACGATAAAGAGGTAGATAGTATAATTAAAGATACTATTAATTGTGTAAATGGCAGATAAGTGTTTAATAAGATTAGAAAATTTACTTAAAGGTTCTTCTGTAAGAGGTAATCTTAAAGATGAAATATTAAGTACAATTAAAAAGGTACAAGCGGAAAAAAAAATATCTAAACTAGATGATATAAATGTTGATGCTATAGCAAAAGATGTCAAAGAACAAATAAAACTACAAAAAAAAATTAACAAAAGAAACGCTATAGAAAATGAAATAAAAGTTAGAAATCTTACTGAGTATGTTTATGAAAATTTTAAAGGTGATGAAAAAGAAGGTTTAATTTCTATATTAGTTGGTTCAAACAGACAAAAAGTAGGTGCAAGAGAAAGTGTAGCTACACAACAAACTTCTGCTGTAAATAATTTAATAACAGGATTCAACGCAAAACTTAGAGAAGCAGGAGTTGATGATTTATTTGCTAAAATGGATAAAGACACTCAAAGAAGAGTTTCAAATGTTATGTTTGAATTAAGTCAAAGACAAACTGATATTGAAAAACGAACTGGTATCAAACCTCCTGTAACTGAAAAAAATCAACAAATAGTAAAATTAGGTGAAATCATGGAAGGTTGGTCAGAAATGATTAGAACAAAATTAAATGATAGGGGTGCTAATATTGGAAAACTTTGGGGATATATGGTTCGACAATCTCACGATCCATTTACAGTTAGAAATGCTGCAGATGTTTTAGGTATAAAAAATATAGAACCTGATCCTAATTTAAAAAGTAAAAAAGATATTAATTACAATAAAAATTATACAGCTTGGAAAAATTTTGTAATGGAAAAATTAGATAAAGAAAGAACATTTGCTGGTGTAGATGACATAGATGAGTTCATGGATTTTGTTTATAATTCAGTAGTAAAAAATCAATATGTTAAATCTGATGGTTCTGCTTATACTTATGGAGCAACTGTTAAAAAAGATGTTGCAAGAGATGTGTCAAATAAATTTAAAAGAGTTTTACATTTTAAATCTGCTGATGATTGGTTTGCTTATAATGATAAATTTGGTGCTGGTAATTTAAGAGAAGCTATGTTTTCTGGTATGCAGACCGCAGGAAGAAATATAGGTATTATGGATATTTTAGGTACAAAACCACAACAGGCATTTGACCAAATAAGAAAATCTGTTGGTTCTAAAATGATAAAAGATAAAAGATCAACAGAGTCTATAAAATCTGATAAAACATTTGAAAAATATTTGAATGTAGTTGATGGAACAATATTTAGTGTAGATAATTTTGCGGTAGCTAAATATTCAGCTATTGCTAGAACGATTGCCTCGCTTGCTAAACTTGGAGGTGCAACTATTTCTGCTGCGGCTGATATAGGTTTATACGCATCTGAACTAAGATACCAAGGTAGAAATTTTTTAGGTGGTATGTTTGAAGCAATGGGTAATTTAGCCAAAATTAAAAATAAAAAGAAAGCTAAAGATATAGCTGAAAGTTTAGGTTTTGTTGCAGATAATACTATCTATGACATTGCTGGAAGATACCAAGTAGGAGATGTTCAAAGTAAAGGTTGGAGTAAACTTCAAAGAACTTTTTTTAAATTAAATTTACTCTCTTGGTGGACAAACACTTTAAAAGAGGGTGTAATGTTAAGTCAAGCAAACTATTTTGCTAAACAAAAAAATTTAAAATTTGATTCTTTAAATCCAGCACTAAAAAATTTATTTAAACAATACAATATTGATTCTACAAAATGGGATGTCATTAGAAAAAGAACAATGGTAAATGCAGATGATGGTAAAGAATTTTTAAATATATCAAGTTTAGATAATATGACAGATGCTGAAGTAAAAGCAGTTACAGGTATTGATAATTTAACAAAAAGACAAATAGATATAGAAAGAGATAAATTTAAAACTTCTGTATCAGGATTGCTTTTAGATAGATCAATTTATGCAGTTATAGAACCAGACGCTAGAGGTAAGGCTTTTCTTACTCAAGGTCAAATGGCTGGTACAGGACCGGGTGAAGCATATAGATTTATAGGTCAATTTAAAGCATTTCCATTTGCTATAATTCAAAAAACATTAAGTAGAGAAGCATCATTTTTTAGAGGACCAAATAGACAAATCATGAGAGGAATAACTGGTTTAGGAGCTGTAATTATAACTTCTGGTTTTATGGGTTATTTATCTATGACAGCAAAAGATTTTTTAAAAGGTAAATCACCAAGAAAACTTAGTGCTAAAACTATAAAATCTGCTTTTTTACAAGGTGGAGGTTTAGGTATATATGGTGATGTTTTGTTTCAAGAAACAAGGCAAGGAACTGAAATTTTAGGTTCTTTTGCAGGACCAGTTTTTTTAACCGCATCCGATATTGCTCAAGCAATTAAATATGGAATTGTAGATCAACGAGGTGATTTAGCTGCTAGATCAGCTTATAAGGCTGTAAGTCAAAGTATTCCTTTCTTAAATTTGTTTTACATTAAGACCGCTTTCGATTATATAATAGGTTATCAGTTGATGGAAACTCTATCTCCGGGTGTACTTAGAAGAGTTGAAAATAGAATGGAAAAAGATTATGGACAAGAATTTTTATTTACAAAACCATCAACGAAGTTTAAAGGATTTAGATAATGACAGTATCAACAACTATAATTAAATCATCACACAATGGTAATGGTTCAACTACAACCTTTGCCTACAATTTTAAAATATTTGCGGACACAGATTTAGTAGTAATTATCAGATCATCCACAGGAACTGAGACAACTAAAACTTTAACAACTCACTATACAGTAGCGGGTGCAGGTGATGCTAGTGGAGGTTCAATTACCTTTACTACAGGCAACACTCCAGCATCAGGTGAGACAGTTGTTATAAGAAGGAATGTCCCGCAAACGCAAGCGATAGATTATATCGCTAATGATCCATTCCCTGCGGAGACTAATGAAGAGGGTTTGGATCGTTCAACTATGATTGCACAACAAGTATCTGAAGCAACAGATAGATCAATCAAGTTATCAAGAACAAACACAATGACATCTACAGAGTTTACTGTAGGTGCAACTGATAGAGCAAACAAAATTCTAGCCTTCGATGGTTCTGGTGAAATTTCTGTAACTCAAGAATTAGGATCATTCAAAGGTAACTGGTCTAGTGGTACAGCTTATGTTGCAAGAGATTTAGTTAAAGATACATCTACTAATAATATTTTTATAGTTAATGAAGCACACACTTCATCTGGCTCGCAACCTCTTACATCAAATGCAAACTCTGCAAAATACGATTTAATTGTAGACGCTGGTTCAGCTACAACATCTGCAAGTGCTGCATCAACTTCGGCTACAAATGCTGCTAATTCTGCAACAGCCGCATCGACTTCAGCTACAAACGCAGCAAACTCTGCTACAGCAGCAGCTAGTTCTGCAACTTCAGCAGCTAATAGCTTTGATGATTTTGATGATAGATACTTAGGAGCAAAAAGTTCTGAACCATCTACAGATAATGATGGTGATGCTTTAGTAACAGGTGCATTATTTTTTGACACAACTGCAGGAGCTATGAAAGTATGGACAGGTTCTGCATGGAATACAGTTACAGTATCTGCTGCCAATCAAGCAAACATAAATACAGTTGCAGGTATATCATCGAATGTAACTACAGTAGCTGGTATAGCATCAAATGTTACAACAGTAGCTGGTATATCTAGCGATGTTACTGCAGTTGCAGGTATATCAAGTGATATTCAAGCAGTAGAAAATATAAAAGCTAATGTAACAACTGTAGCAGGTATATCTGCTAATGTAACTACAGTTGCGGGTATATCTTCTAATGTAACGAGTGTAGCTAGTAATGCTAGTAACATTAACACAGTTGCAGGAAACAACTCAAATGTAACTACAGTTGCTACTAATATTTCAGATGTAAATAATTTTGCAGCACAATACAGAATAGGATCATCTGATCCAACATCAAGTTTAGATGAAGGTGATTTATTTTATAATACTACCTCAAACCAACTTAAATATTATAATGGTTCAGCATGGGTAGCTATCGTATCTGATACAGATGTTAAAGTATCTGTAAGTGCTAATGATACAACACCGGGTTTCTTAAATGGTAAATTAGTTGCAGGAACAAACATATCTCTTACAGAAGGTAATGATGGAGGTAATGAAACATTAACAATAGCAGCAACAAGTTCGGGTGCTACAGCAGGATTTGCAGTTGCAATGGCTATAGCATTATAGTAAAGGAGTAATATGGCACAAGATTTTGAAAGAGTATTAAAGACTAGCATAGGTACATCAGCTACAGAAGTAAGAGCTGCAGCTAATAGTGATGATGCAATCATTGGTATGAGATTTGCCAACAAAGGCACAGTTGCAGTAACAGTTGATGCTACTGTAAAAAATAGTAGTACGAGTTATTATTTAATTAAAGATGCACCTATTCCTGTAGGTGGATCATTAGAGCTAATTGATGGAGGCTCAAAGGTGGTTCTTCAATCTGGTGATTCTGTAGAGGCATTAGCTTCTGTTGGTAGTTCAGTTGATGTTATACTTTCTGTTGTAGACTCCATAAGTACATAGGAGAACAATGGGTTATTTAGGTAACACTCCCGGTGAAAGTTTTATCTCATTTGCAAAACAAGTATTTACTATTGTAAATTCTCAAACTGCATACACACTAGACTTTGCTGTAGTTGATGAAAACGAACTTAGACTTGTAATTAATAATGTAGTTCAAGAACCGGGTAGTGGTAAAGCATATACTGCATCTGGTACTACACTAACACTAGCATCTGCACTAACAAATGGTACAGATGAAATGTATTGTGTGTTCTTAGGTAAAGCTAGAGAAACAGTAACAGTACCAACTATTACAAGAGATAAATTAAATTTAATATCAGATGCTTCTAATCCAAGTTTAATTGCAAAAGGTACATCTGGTGTTTCAGAAGGTTACATACAGCTTAACTGTGCAGAAAACTCTCATGGTATAAAACTTAAATCACCACCTCACTCTGCTGGACAATCATACACTTTAACTTTTCCACAATCCATTACTGCTGATACATTTTTAAAAACAGATGGTTCTGGTAATCTTAGCTTTGCTGCTGCTGGTGGAATTAACACACCAGCTTTTCAAGCATACCTTTCATCAGACCAAACTGTGTCAAGTGGTACAGAAACAAAAATTCAACTTAACACAGAAGATTTTGATACAGATAATGCTTATGATAATTCTTCAAACTATAGATTTACACCTCAAACTGCTGGGAAATATTTTGTTTATGCAACAGTTAGAGGAAATGCAGGTTCTTCATCTTTAGATTTAGAAATGACAGCAATTTATAAAAATGGTTCTTCATTTGTTGAAAATCAAATTGATTTTAGAGCTAATGATGCACTATTAGCAGGTATAACAGTTACCGCTTTTATTGATATGAATGGTAGTTCAGATTATTTAGAATGTTATGCAAGATGTTTAGGCGGAACAACCATAAAAGGTTCTTCAACAAGACCATCAGTATTTGGTGCATACAGGATTTTAACATAGGATAAATTATGGCAATAGATAAAATACAATCAGAATCAATAAATTTAGCAGATAACTTTGCATTTACAGGAACTGTAACTGGTGCTGGTGGTGCTAATACTCCTGCTTTTTTTGCAGTAGCTGATGGTCAAAATGTTACTGACAATACTTATACTAAAGTTAATTTAACAGAAGTTTTTGATACTGATAGTGCTTTTGCTTCATCAAAATTTACAGTTCCAAGTGGAAAAGCTGGTAAATATTTTTTCTATGCATCTTTACAAAATTTAGTAGATACTAATAGTCATTTAATTAATTCTTACTGTAATATTTATAAAAATGGTTCTGTTTATAAAGAGAATAGAACTAATTTTGCTAGTAATAATATTAGAATGCACTCAATAGATAATAGTGTTGTTATGGATTTAGCAGTAGGAGATTATGTAGAATTATATACTGCAATTGATACATCATCATCACAACCAAGTGTAAACACATCAGATAGAGGTTCAAGTTTTGGTGGGTACAAAATTATAGAATAACAATATTAAGGAGGACAAACTATGGCAAATCTATCAACTAAAATTAAAATGTACGCAGCAGCAAATGGTGTAGCTGATGTAGATTTTACAAAAGATGTTATGTTGCAAGATGATAGTGATGGCAATGGTGCTTACATTAAGGAGTGGAATTTATCAATTGCACAACCTACTGACGCACAATTATCAGCACAAGAATCAGCAGCAGATACAGAAGAAGCCAATGCACAAGTAAGAGCTACAAGAAAAGCTGCTTATGGTGATATTGGAGATCAGCTAGACGAAATCTATAAAGATATTGATGCTTGGAAAGCAAGAATAAAAAGTATAAAAGATAATAACCCAAAGCAATAAGGAGTAATTAGTGGCTTATATAGGTCGACCAAGTATAGTAGGAAATTTTGTTAAGCTAGACAGCATAACTGCAGTTAATGGTCAAGCAGCTTACACTATGCAAAATAGTAGTGTAAACTTCACAGACTATTCTACTGTCAATCAGTTTTTAGTTTCACTTAATGGAACTATACAATCTCCGGGTAGCTCTTTTACAGTAAGTGGTTCTACACTTACATTCGCATCTAACCTATCTACAGGAGATGTTATAGATTTCATAATTGTATTTGGTAATTCCTTATCTGCTGGAGTTCCGACAGATGCTACAGTTACAACTGCTAAAATAGTTGATGCAAATGTAACTACAGCTAAACTTGCTTCAAATTCTGTTACAGCAGCAAAATTAAATAACGATATTATTTCTGGTTCAACAGAACTTGCTAGTGAACCAGCAGACACAGACGAATTTTTAGTATCAGATGCTGGTACATTAAAAAGAATTGATTACTCATTAATTAAAGGTGGTGGAATTACCAATGCTCAACAATGGAGAATTACAGCAAATATGACTGGAATGGATAATGGAGATCACATAACTAATAATTGGGAAGAAGCAGATACCTATGGATATGCAAGAATAGGAGATGCAATGTCTAACTCTTCTGGAATATTTACTTTTCCTACAACTGGAATTTGGCTTATTACACACAACGTAACTTTTTTAGATGCAACTGAACAAAGTCATTTGTCTTGTATTATAACAACTACTACAGATAACGGCACTTATAACAGCATTTCAATTTCAAAAACATCTTTAAAATTAATTAATAGTGCAAACACTAATGCTGCTGCCTCTGCACAAACTATTTTTGATGTTACAAATACTTCAACTCATAAAATAAGATTTGCGATTGGTTGTCAAAATAATAACATAGAAGTTGTTGGAAGCACTAACGCAAATTATACTAGTGCAACATTTATTCGTTTAGGAGATACATAAAATGGACAAAGATTATTTACAAGAAGCATTATCAACTTTTAATGGTGGTAATTGGTATGGTTGGAAAAAAAAAAATGATAATGGAGATAAAATTCCAAGCGAAGATCGTATGCAATATAAATATATTAAAATTATTAAAGAAGGTGCTACTATGCCAAGTGAAGCAGATGTAAATGCAAAGATAAAAGAATTAAAAGATGCTGATGTATCTGCTGCAACATTAAATGAAAATAAAAAAACATCTGGCAAACAAAAATTAAAAGACTTGGGATTAGATGATGACGAAATCCAAGCATTGATGGGAGCATAACATGGCAATAATTAAACCAAACAATAATACAATATCTGCGATAACAGCTCTACCAACAGCTATTACTACTGGTAAGGTTCTTCAAATTCAATCTACTAATAAAACTGATACATCATCTTTTAGTATTGGCGACACAAACTTTACAGATGTACCCGGTTTAAGTGTAGCAATAACACCATCTGCTACATCTAGCAAAATTTTTGTAATAGCAACTGTAATTTGTGCTATGAACAATAATACTTATGGAAGTATGATTGGACCTAGACTTCAAAGAGGTTCAACTGCTATTGGTCAAGGTGGTAATAGTATAACTGCTGCAACAGTTCTTGGAGAAAATGAAAGTTCAGTTTATGCTAGATTTACAGCACCTTTACAAGTTTTAGATAGTCCATCATCAACCTCTGAACTAACATATAAAGTAACAGCAAAAAATTATCTTGGTGGAACTGAAACTTGTATCATTAATGGTACAAAAAACGGAGCAGCATCAGGCTCATCAAATATAACAGTATTCGAAATAGCGGGATAAATTATGAAATATGTACTTACAGCAATATTAAAAATAAATCCAAAAGCAGAAGTTTCTGTAAATGAAAATGATATTAATCAAATAACTTGGCACAATGCAACAAAACCTATTCCTAAAGTTGACATAGAAGCTAAAATGGCAGAGTTACCTACTGAAGAAGAAGAAAGAGCTGCAAAAGAGAAAGAAAGAATTGCTAACGAAAATTTAAAAGCTAGTGCTAAAGCTAAATTAATAGCTGGTGAACCGCTTACTGAAGAAGAAGCTAACACAATAGTGTTATAATGAAATATTTATTGATACTGTATATGTGCAGCATGACTACAGGTGAATGTCCTTCAAGCACAGTATCAGGTTATCAATTTACATCACACTTTGATTGCGTCAATGCAGGTTATGCAATAGCACAAAAAACTTACAAAAATTTATCTGAATTAGAAGAGTGGGATATAAACCACATTAATGAAAATAAAATAGTAGTTAGATTTGAATGTAAGGAATTAAAAGTAGATGCCTAGAAAAAAGAAAACTGAAGAATTAGTACAAGCATCGTTAGGTCATAGAATATCTAAACACGAAGCTATCTGTGCAGAGAGAATGAAAACATTATTTAAAGCAATAGATGAGATGCGATTAGATATAAAAGAACTAAGAAAAGATATGAATAAAGGAAAGGGAGCTGTCAACTTATTAATATTTTTAGCAGGGTTAGTTGCAGCTATAGTAGGTTTTTTTAAATGGAATGGTTAGACGAAAGAAAGCAGTTACTGGACTTATTAATGAACTTGCGGCACAACTTGACTTTGCCAAAGACCCAAACATACTTGTATTTACACCCCTTGGAGGACTAGGACCAATAGATATTGTTACTTTAAATATGACAACAGGTGAGTATACTGCTTATGATGTTAAGACAAAAAATTTTAGAAAAAAAGATTATGTGCCTAGCGATGGATACAAGAGAAACACTAAAGGTTCTCTCATTAATAGACAAGCAACTATTGAACAAAAGAAACTAAAGGTAAAAATTATTTATGCAACTATCTAAACATTTTAAACTAGAAGAATTTACAAAGTCAATGACCGCAACTCGTAAAGGTATAGACAATACACCGGGAGCTGGTGATATTAAGAACCTTGAAAATGTGTGCTATGAAATACTAGAACCAGTACGAGCTAAGTTTGACAAGCCAGTAACTATAACCTCTGGCTATAGATCAGAAGAATTATGCGAAGCAATCGGCTCAAAGAAAACTTCGCAACATGCCAAAGGTCAAGCGGTAGACCTTGAGATAGGAGGAGTTCCTAACATACAAGTAGCCTATTGGTTACAAAACAATGTAGACTTTGACCAACTGATCCTTGAGTTCTACAATCCTGACGACCCCGCAGGTGGTTGGGTTCATGTTAGTTACAATGAAAAAGGATCTAACAGAAAACAAGTCTTAACTTATGATGGTAAAAAGTTTGAAAATGGCTTGCCAGATATGAAGTGGAAAGATGGAAAGGTAACAGGATAATGTGGTTTAGTGCTTTAAAACTAGGATTGAACGCTGCTAGTCATATATATAAAAAGCGTCAAGAAACAAAAATGGCAATGGCTGATGCACAACATATGCACGCAGCTAAGATGGCTAAAGGAGAAACAGAATATCAAGGTAAATTATTAGAGGCAAGACAATCAGATTGGAAAGACGAGTTTGTTTTGGTCGTATTAACGCTGCCGATATTAGTGATCGCTTATGGAGTTTTTTCAGATGATCCAACTGCATCTTCTAAAATAAAAGAGTTCTTTGAACAATTCCAACAACTGCCAAGCTGGTTTACTAATTTATGGATTTTAGTTGTGGCAAGTATTTATGGTATAAAAGGTACACAAATATTTAGAAATGGTAAAAAATAATTTTGTACAACAGTATAGAAAAAAAGTAACACACTTATCACAACAAGGATATGGCAAAAAAAAAGTTCAATCTCGAAAAGCTAGAACACGAAAGAATACCAAAAAAAACTAGCATAGGTCGTAGACCTAAAATGAGCAGTATGAACAAGCATAAGAAGCGTTCATTTAAGGCTTACAATTCACAAGGAAAATGATATATCAGAGCTTGGAGGTTATGTTATGGAAAATATTATTGATAAGATAAAACATTACTGGACCGATCATAAAGTGGTTGTTTGTATTGTTGTAGCTGCAATCATAGTTGCGATTATCTGGTAATGAAAATCAGCGAGAATACAAACATAGGATTACCATTAAGGAATCTTATAGGTTTAGTCGCTGCTATAGTTATGGGAGCTTGGTTTGCTTTTGGAGTAATCGAAAGACTAAACAAACTTGAAACTGCAGATACATTGTTTCAAGCTGATCTACTTAAAAAAGCAGAACAAGAACCAAAAAATTTAGAAATGTTTATGCTTATTGAACATCTTGCAGGACAGATTGAAAGCATTGAAAAAGAAATAGAAGCCTCAAGATATAATAAAGTAAACATAGATCATCTAAAAGAACAAGTAGATGTATTACAAAAACAAATAGATAAATTAAGAAATGGAGGACATTGATGAGAAATATTTTTTTAGGTTTATTTTTTGCTAGTTTATTATTGGGTTCTTTTTATTTAGGATATTTATTTTCTATAGATATATTTGAACTATTATGTTTTAGGACAAGTCTATGATCGAAGTTATAGCTTTACTTATGTATCTTGGTGATCCACCAGTTTTAAAAGAACATCTACTTATGCCAAATATAAGTGAGTGCTTGGCTAAAAAAAGAGTTGCTACTAGAAATTCAAATGCAGATTATGCTTGTATGAAAGTAAATGCTGTTGTTAAAGATGGTAAAATAATTAGTATATCAAAGAGTGATTAATGAGAAAAAGAGATAAACAGCCACCAAAAACTAAAAAGTATTTTAGGTCCACAAAGTCTGGTGCGGGTATGACTAAAGCAGGTGTTGCAAGATACCGAAGAGAAAACCCCGGATCAAAACTTAAAACTGCTGTAACTAAAAAGAGTGGACTTACAAAAAGAGAAAAAGCAAGAAGAAAATCTTTTTGTGCTAGATCAGCAGGTCAAATGAAACGATTTCCAAAAGCTGCCAAAGACCCTAACTCAAGACTTAGACAAGCAAGAAGAAGATGGAGATGCTAGTTGAAGCGTAAGACTTGGGTCAAAAGAGAAGTAGTTAGGCTTTGTGGAATATGTGAAGAGTGTAATAAAGAACTATTGAGTAATGAAGGCGGATGGATTATAACTCATAGTAAGAAATACTTTTGCCACGATGGTCGTGATGGAAGTTGTTTTGATAATTATTGTGAACGCAAACTAAAGGAGAAACACAATGTACGGAAAGAAAATGAAAAAGCCTATGGCTAAAAAGAAAGCAAAGAAAGTTAAAAAAGCTAAGAAAGCAAAAGGGAGAATGTACTGATGCCGGGTAAAAAACTTACAAAGAAACAAATGAAGATTGCTAGAGTTGCAGGTAATCCAAATAAAATAGATGCTGCAGACTTTAGAAAATTAAAAATGAACAAAAAGAAAAAGAAAAGATAATGAAAAAACTAACTGATAGACAAAAGAGTACACTAAAAAAACATTCAGTACATCATAGTAAAAAACATATGGCTATGATGAGAAAAGAAATGAGAGCTGGTAAATCTTTTACTGCTGCTCATAAGAAAGCACAAAAGATGGTCGGAAAATAATATGGCTAAAAAAAAAAACACAGTTAATAAAGCTGGTAATTATACTAAACCGGGTATGAGAAAAAGAATGTTTAAAAGAATATTAGCATCTAATGTACAAGGAACTGCTGCTGGTAAATGGAGTGCTAGAAAAGCACAACTATTGGCTAAAAGATATAAGGCTGCTGGTGGTGGTTATAGATAATGGCTTTATCAAAAACTCAAAGAAGTTTAAGAGCTTGGAGTAGACAGAAGTGGCGTACAAAATCTGGAAAAAAATCGAGCATTACTGGCGAAAGATATTTGCCTTCTGCTGCAATAAAAAGTTTGAGTGCTGCGGAGTATGCAGCAACAACAAGGGAGAAAAGAAAAGCTAAAAGAAAAGGCAAACAATTTAGCAAACAACCTAAAAGTATTGCAGCAAAGGTAAGAAGATTTAGACAGTTTAGTTAATTAAATCTAAATACTCATCCCAAATAGTTTGTTCAGGACTCCAAAATCTTTCTTTGTTAGCTTTCATTTGTATTGAGTGTAATACTGTAGTGTGGTCCTGTCCAAAGTATCTACCAATATTTGTTAGATTCATATTGTATTTATCATTTAAAATATTGTGTATTATATTTCTTGCACGAACTATATCTTGAGTTCTACATTTACCTAATAAAGTTTTTTTGTGTACCTCATATCTAACACATACTTTATTTATTATTTGATCTATATTTTTTGGAGTTGTGCTATTGAATTGAAAATTTATAATTTTTTTTGGTTTGTGTTTTATTTTTTTTTTAATATTATTTCTTGCAAGTTTATATCCATTTCTAAAACCAGCTTGATATATTTTTAATTCATACTTTGATAGTTTTTCATATTGAGGTGCTTTCATTGCTGTTTTAAATGTTTGTAGCTTAGTTTTAAGCATACGATCCCTATACCTTTCTTTGTTTTTTTATATTAATTGTTACTTATCTCAGCAACAATTCTTTAGCTCTTTCGACTTTCCATATTAATCTAAAGCTATCTTTTTGTAACTTGTCAGCTTTATATTTAGTTGCAAGATATGCTTCATGTTTTCTCTGTTGCAAGTCTTTCAACTTCTGGAGTCGTTGTCTTAGCTTTTCCATCCTTCTCCTTTTTCACTTTAGTAAAGTCTAATTTAACATTCTCTACTTTACATTCTACATACTCACCCTGTGCGTTGGGGTCTGCAGCTTTCTTTACATCATCAAATCTTTCAACTAATTGAAAATTAGCCTCGCCAGATTTAATTCGTATATATTTAGTCATTTAATCCTTTTTGTCTATACTTATTTTATGTAGTTCTTTAGCCATTTTTGAGTATATCTCAAGGTCATCATAGTTATCTGCTTTGTATTTTTTAGTTGTTCTATATAATTTTAAACCCATCATTAGTTGTCCTACTTCGTGTGGTTCTATATCATCTTTCAATTTGTCGTGCAATATAACATTAAATATTACAGCGATTAGCCTAAAGTTCTCCTTATAATCGCCATAATCTTCTTGCCGATCCTCCATAATTTTTTTTAAAATCTTATCTGATAAATTTATTGTGTCCATAACTAGGTGATGAGGCAGAGAAAACAACTAAAGACGGCAGAAAGGGATGCCAATAAAAACTCCACCTCATCGAAAGGTATATAAACTAATACCTATTATCTTTTAGCATAGTAGCTTTGTTTTGCATAATCTTTTTTTGGTGCAAAACTTGGTGTGCCACCACCAGATGATCCCGACTTAGACCTATCATTTGCTCTAAGTCTAACAGTAATCATACCATTCTCATCATCCCAGCCTGCTTGATTGTGCCAAGTCTCTCCTATCTTAACACCAATACGCCAATCTTTATCAGGTGGAGATTCCTCATTTGGTGGACCAACCCAATCAGGTTGCTCTGGTGCGTTCTTCTTATCGTTTCTTACTAGCTTAATATATATATCATCAGCCATTTGTTATTACTCCTTGGTTTAGTTTTGTCTCATGAGTTTCATACAAATCAGTTATCTGTCTGTATTCTCTTTGAGACTTATTATTAGAGTCAAATAATTCTGAGTTAGCCTTTCTCCATTTTCTCAGAGCATAGATGTCATCTATTTTTTTTATGTCATCTTTTATTAGACCCATATCAAGCTCCATATCGAGCTTAATATTCTTCTTTCCATTTGTACTTGGAATCTTTTTTACTTCTTCAAATGGCTTTGCTTCATATCCATCATCGTCTTTGATACCTGTTTTTAAATTTAATAAGTTTAAGAAAGCATACTTTCTTGAGTATGACATAGCTTGACCAGTACCAAACTTATCTAAGCCACCCATAGCACTACAACCATTCATCTCAACTACATCATCTGAATCCACATCGTGTATTCTCATGTAGCAAGTAACCATCACATAACTTTCATGTGTATCTGTTTTATAGCTACACATTGGATATAGTCTTTGGTCCAGTAATGCTTGCACAGCCACCTCTTGTACTGCATCGTGCAGCAAAGGATTGAAGTGCATACCTTTTACTTTCTCTCCTTTCTTTACGCCACCTGCATTTAAACATGCTTGGTGTAATTTTTGATATATTTTTTTCATGCGTTTATCCCCCATAGTTGTTTTATTAGTTGTCTTTGTTTGTCTGTTAGATTTTTATAGTGAAAGAAATGATTAAGGTCTGGCTCTTCTGTTAGCTCTGCTAGTTGAGATAGATTACCTTTACAATATATAATCATCTGTTCCCATCTATAAATTTTTTTTGTCATCAAGTTGAATTGATATTCTAAATGATCGGCTCTCATCTTCTCATGTGTGTCATCAAAGATTAAGTAATCTGTTTCATTTGCCAAACCTAAAAATGGTTTCTTCCCGGTACACTTCCAATAGAAAGCTACTTGTTTCCAGTAGCCATCAAAGATTGAATCTTCACTTAATTCTTGTTGCTTCCAATAGTATTCATCTTTGTTTTTTCTTTTGTAACATTTGCTAGGTTTTGTTTTTAGTTCTAAAAATTTTGTATTACTTTCATAATCTATACGACCTATAATATCGTGCATTAATTCTTTGACACTTGCAGCTACATATCTTTCGGCTGCAGTTTTTTCATCTTTAAATATTTCTTTGTATAGTTTTTTTATTTGTTCAATAATCTTATGTGCAATTTCATCTATGTTATCTCTTGCAAACTTATCTTGTGTATCTATTGGATCATACTTATTGATGTCATTTAGTTCTTGTTTGTATATTTCATTGTAATCTCTGTTATCTATTTTTACTTTCTTATCTTTGAAGTATCTATATTCACATAGTAATCTTTGAGCTGAGTTGTTGGTAAGGTTTCCAACTCTAGGTTTATAGTTCATCAAGAACCCGTCTCTTTCTTTAGGAGAATGATAACCATAATTAGTTACCCATTTAGCCAAAGGCATATCTGTACTTGAAGGCGACCAATGATCTAAACCTAGACCACCATTAATATTTGAAAAGTATTCTTTCATAGTTGTTTCAAATCAATATAGTCATTTATACCAGTTTGTCTACTATTATTTTTTACTTGCAATACATAACCTTTATGGTATTAGGCATATTTCACGAAAGGAGTTTATGAAATTATCAGAATGGATAAAAAAGAATAAGTTAAGTTATTCACAAGCAGCTAATGCTTTTGGTATAATTAATATTAATCCTGCAACCAATGTACAACGCTACGCTAAAGGACAGAGAATACCACATCCTATAGTAATGTTAAAAATATATAAAGCAACCAACAAACAAGTACAACCTAATGATTTCTATGAAGAATACTGGCAAAGAGAAGAAGTTTAAATACAAGCGAGTGCGTTTGTATTGGCAAGATATTGTTAGTAATTCTGAATGGATGACGCTTGAGAAAGCAAAGGATCAAAGCTATAGTTGGTGTGAGGATACCGGGTATCTTTTACATAAAGATCAAAAAAAAGTTATCATCTTTGCTTCACATAGTTTTGATGAAGATGATGGTTCACTTACAGTTGGTAACACTACAACATATCCAAGATCAGTAGTCAAAAAGATAGAGGTACTCAATGACAAATGATAAAATCTTTGATGAGATAGGTTGTCCGGATGAGCTAAAAAAATGCAGGGATGAACTCAAACGACACAAGAAGCACATTGAAAAACTATCTAATCAGTTGTTAGATTATGAAAGAATAATTGAAGAGAAAGAAAACGAGATAATAATAATTAAAAATAAATAACTTATGGCACGCTGGACCTACGCTTTTAGTAATGGGGATTATAATGATTGGCACAGACAATTTGAAGGATTAGCCGGTATAGACATAGATTTTATTGAGGTTTGTCCTAAATGCTATCAACCTTTAGCAGTAAAAGAAACTTGCTATGACAAGGGTCAGGTTTACAAGGCTACAACCCTTACAAAGATAGTCGCTAATGCTCTTCAGATACCCGGATTTTTAGTTTTTTACACTCCTATGGGTAAGGATATGAAATTTAGGATAAAACGCATTACAGAGCCTGTGAGTAAGATATATGAGCTAACACAGGATGAGTGGTTAAGGTATTTATATGAGTTGCATAAGGAACACAGGAGGTGTTGCAAAAATGCAACAGAAGTATGAGCCACACATAAGGGTTAAGTTCTCTTTATTTGATAGCAAACAATTTAGAACCATTCCAAACAAACACCGAGCTTACTGCTATTTGGTATTCATTTGTTTACTAAAGTTCGCAAACTCTAGGACTTTAACCTGTTATCCACGCCAAGCCACCCTATCTAGTATGACAGGTCTTAGTCGCAGCACTATTTTTAGAACTACTGAATTGTTAGAGAGATCACAAATTATTACAAAAAAACGCCAAAAGTCTACTACATTATATACTATTAATAAAGATTTAGTTGTGTCTGTGAGAAACTATGATGTGTCTACAGGACACATGGGTAGTGTCTACAGGACTAATATTAGTAGAACTAACATAACAACTAACAGTAATATAACTATCTTTATAAAAGGTCTTGCAGAGGGTGGTAGCGATAAAGAGACTATCTTAGAAAAGCTAGCGTCTAAGTTTACAACCAAAGAACTAAATCAAGCTATTAAGGATAATGATAACCCTTATTTGTGTAAACAGGCTCTTCAAATAAAAGAACAAGAAGGAGTGAAGTATGTCTCAAAAGATGTTATAAATAAGGCAGTACAAAATGTACAAAAGAATACTAATTATTTTTATAAGAATAAGGTAGCAGAGAATAAAAGAAAACATGGCAGGATTTCAGCAACGAAAAGTTTTTTGTCAAGGTCTAACAAGAAAAAGTAAAAGACCATGCCAAGCAAAAGGATACCCAACTGCTAATGGAAAATATTTATGTAGGTTTCATGGCGGTAATAATATAAAAGGATTTAACCAAAAGAACTATACCGATGACACAAGAATCAAAGCACTCTCAAAGCTCAAACAATTCAAAGACAAGTCAAGAGAAGAAGTTGAACAATACTATTACAAAGAAATCAAACCTAGAATTGGAACTAATGAAAGAAGTCGATACTATAGAAAATATGCTTATGCGAGGCGTAACTCTTTCAGAAATTTTAGAGGACAAAAAACTCTCTGTCTCACAGATGAGCTTACAAAAGTTTTATGCAATCTTAAAGAAAGACAAAGAACTCAATCACAAAATAACTGAGGCTAGAAAAATTGGTATCCAAACATTAATAGATAAGCTGCTACAAATATTTCAATACCAAGAAGTAGAAAACCCTAATCAGATACTATGGATCAGAGAGAAAACAAAATTTATTACTTACCTAGCAGGAAAGCTGACCGATCTTTATTCTGACAATAAACCGATAAAGCAAAATATAGATCAGAAAATTTCTGTAAGCTGGCAAGATACACCTGATCTGATTGAGGCAGACGCTGTAGTAGTTGATGATAACCCAACCCCCTCGCAAGAATAATATTACATAAAGTTTGAATTTTAAGATCAAGAATTTTATCTAATTTATTATTTCGTTGAGACTCTAATTTATTATTTCGTTGAGACTCTAATTTATTATTTCGTTGATAGTGCAGTTTATTATTCAAAAAAAAATCTAATTTATTATTTCGTTGTATGTTTATTATTTATTTTTTTTTATTTTATTTCCTGTCCATTTTTATTAAATGATTTGTTTATATTTGGTACATATAAAAAACCATCTTTTTTAAGCTGCTTTAATATGTTATTAAACCATATATTATTGATTAAATGTTGTTTTTTATTTAGATTTTTGTAGTATTTTTGAGACCATTTAAACTTTGTCATAATTTTTAATTTTTTGTGGCTGTTATGCTGTCGCAACATTTAAGAAGGCTGCCTAAATCCTTCCACCACAGATCCATATGTACCATATTAAAACAATATAACGCCTAATAAAAAACCAATTAAGAAGCATTGATATTCATGCCTATAATATAATTCATAAAATTTTAAATCTTTTAAAAATTTATTCATAATTTATATTTTTAATTTCATGGTCTTTTAAATCTATATTAAATTCCTCTTTAAAATTATCTTTTACTTTTTTAATATATTCCTCTTTAGATTTAGCTTCAAAAGAGTTACCGCCAAAACTAATATCAATATCGCAATAATATGTTTTTTCTTTATTCATTTTTAAGTTGCTTTCTGTATTGTCTAAATTGTTTTATAGCTTCTTTTTTAGTATAAAAATAATAGACTTGCTCTATTAAATGACCCTTTATAATATCGCTTATATAGTAGCTTCCATTATGTAACCTTGTAATTGTCATTTATAACCCCCTAAAAGATTTCTTAATTTATATGGCGTGATCTTTTTAGGAATTGGCAACTTATACTTGAGCCAATCGGTCCAGTATTGTTTAACCCGGTATATCTTTTTAATAGGCACTTGATACATATTTATATTATCTTTTTTCATGGTTGTTCTTTTTTTGTTTTTTTTCTATTTTTGTTTTTATTTCATATCCATTTTCTGCTAGTAATTCCAAAATACTATCCTCATCACAAGCAACCAATATTCCTTCTTCATTGTATATTTTATATTTCATTTTACCTCTTATTTTAGTTGTTTTAATATATATAGACATATTGGTTATATATTAACATGGTCAATAATGTCGCAGATGTAAATATATATAGACATTTTGGTTATGTAGTTATAAAAGTTTAAATGTCAATAATGACAAAAACAACTAACAATAAAAGGTAAATATGAAACCAATAAGATCAAATGAGTTAGAGCATTATAAAGAGGAAATAAATAAAAAGTTTCGATATAAAGCTCAAGCGATTGAAAGCGAAATACAGCAAGAAGCTCAAACGCTTTCAGATAAGAAAAAACCTAGCTTTCAAAAATTAGTCAAGGTTGATAAAAAAATGGCTAATTTAATTGAAGCTGAAAAAAAGTATAAAAAGCATCTAATGAATAAAGACGCTATTGAGCGTAAATTATTAGAGGATGTAAGAAAAAAAGCTAAAGAAGTTGAGGACCACTGCAACAGGGTTCGTAATGTGCGAGATTGGTCTGAAAGTTTTAGCGGTTATAGTGCAAGGCATGAAATAGACGATCAAGCTAGTAATTACTTTATAGATCAACTTAATGACGCTTGCTACCAAGAAGCATTTAAAAGCGTTCAATCAAATCATAAGTTAAGACAAATATTAGAATCTAAAAGAGAATTGGCTTATAATATTTTATATAGTGGCGGGGATATTAACGCCATATTAAGTGAATTGGTGAAAGCGTTTAAAAGTGCTGACATTGAATATGCTGTTCCAAACTCACTATTGCAATTAAGTAAATAATATATGACTAAAAACATTGAGTTAATTATATTTGTTTTTATGATGTTTATTTGTATTGATGTATTTATGCAAGATAGCATTACAAAATATATTATTAATTTATTCTTTTAATAATAAACACTAACCCCTGATTAATTAATTTTAGTTAGGGGTTTTTTATTGGTTTATATAAAGTTAGTATCAAGACATAGAACGACCTCTCGCAAAATCTCGCATATATAAGCGGATCACAAATTACATAGATATTAACCGAATTGTCATAGTGATAATAGAAAATTATCAGTTGTAGAAGTGTTTTTGCCTGCGATTATCTATAGTTTTTGTTTTTATTTTTTGCCATGTAGCCAAAGTTTTAGCCGCAGCCACAACATATATATATACCGGATTAGAGGACACCCTTACACACAGCCTTCGTTCAACTTGCCAGACCACCAATAATAAACTAGATATAGTATATGGATGATTTTTTAAAACAAGGTTTAGAGTCAGTATCGTTTATTGAAAAAGGCACAAACAATGTTGTAGTAGTATTTGAGGGTTTTCCTAATGAATTAGCTTCACAGTTGTTTATTACATATCTTATGCTTTCTATTGGTTTTGATTACGAAACAACTGATGATATGCCTAGTAAATCAATTCACTAATTTATGGATATAAAAATACCTTACACACCTCGTAAGCATCAAGCCTACATTCATAATCAAATAGATAAATACAGATGGAGTGTATTAGTTTGTCATAGAAGATTTGGCAAAACTGTGGCAGTTCTAAATCATTTGATTAGATCAGCTTTAACTTCTAAGAACAAAAACCCTAGGTATGCCTACATATCACCCACCTTCAAACAATCAAAAGCTATTGCTTGGGATTATATAAAACAGTTTACAGCTAAGATACCTTACACAAAGTTCAACGAAACAGAACTGAGAGTTGATTTACCAAATGGCTCTCGTATCACCTTGCTAGGCTCAGAAAACTCAGATGGCTTGAGGGGTATCTACCTTGATGGCTGCGTGATTGATGAGTATGCAAATGTTAATGAGAAACTATTTCCTGAGATTATCAGACCAGCACTATCCGACAGAAAGGGGTACTGTGTTTTTATCGGTACACCACAAGGAATGAATAATAATTTTTATGAACTATACCAACACGCACAAGGTGCGGATGATTGGTTTCACTATAAAGCTAAAGCTAGCGATACGAAAATTGTCGACCAAGAGGAACTAGACAAAGCGAAAGAAGTAATGGGTGAAAAGAAGTATCTGCAAGAGTTTGAGTGTGATTGGATCGCAAACATCGAAGGTGCTATCTATGGTGATGAGATTGCAAAGCTAGATAACAAACGACAGATAACTAGAGTACCATACGATCCTAGCCTACCAGTATCAACGAGTTGGGATTTAGGAGTTTCAGATCATAGCTCAATTATATTCTTTCAACAACTAGGTAGAGCAATCAATATTATTGACTACCATGAAGAAAGAGGTCAAGGACTACCGCACTATATTCAGATGATTAAGGAAAAAGATTACATCTACAAAGATCACTTTGCACCACACGACATCGAAGTTACAGATTTTAGCAATGGCAAGACCCGGAGAGAGGTCGCCTATCAGTTAGGAATTAGGTTCAAGGTCGTACCTAAAATACCATTAGAAGATGGCATACACGCAACCACCATGATCTTGCCGAGATGTTGGATTGATGTAGACCATTGCAAAAATTTAATAGATGCGTTAAGACACTATCATAGGAAGTACATCGACAAAAATAGAATGTTCAGATCGAAACCTGTACATGATTGGAGTTCGCATGCGTGTGATAGCATGAGGTATCTAGCTGTTGGACTACAAGAAATAAATGATAGACAAATTGCTCCACAAAGTGTAGCAGATAATGAATATAGGATTATATAATTATGGGATTCTTAAAACCGAAAATGCCAGCGTTGCCGCCACCTCCACCACCGCCAGAGCCGCCTAGCACAGAATTATCACCAGAGGAAAAAGAAAGAATTAAAAAAGAACAAGATGCTATTAGAAGAAAAAGAAAAGGTAGAAGATCAACTATTCTTACTGGTCCTCTTGGTATACAGGAAACAGAAGAAGATGCTTTAAATACACTATTAGGTAAGTCAGATGATTATTAAAAGTTTAAAAAAAATATTTAAAAAAAAACCAACAGTAAAAAAAACTAAAAAAGTTAAGGAAGAAATTAAAATTGAAGAACCTTTAGTCTTGCAAGATAAAAATATTATTCAAGAATCTACAAAAGAAACTAAGCAAGAAACTAAATCTTCATTAACATTTGGAGTATAATTATGGGAGCAGCATCTAGCGGAGGATCAGATAATCAAGTTTCAGGAGCAGAGGCAGTATATACTGGTGGCACTACTTACAGTTCAAGAAAAACTAAAACTGTAAATAAACAAATTGAAGATCAAAATAGAGCAAATAGAGAAAGTAGAAAATCTCCTATAACAAAATTATTTGAAGCATCACTTGTAGGTAAAGGTGCAAAAGCTATTTCAGAATCTAAATTTGTAAGAGAAAATAATTTAAAAAGAAGAAAAGCCTTTGCAACAAAAAAAGGTTTAAGAGTATCTGATATGAGTGATGATTTTATTTTATCATCAGGATTTAAAACTCAATTAGATGGATTAGGTTATTCAAAAGAACCCGGCAATGTAGGTGGAGGAAGAGATGATAACAACAATCAATCTGCTCAACCAGTTATCGTTAAAAAAAATATTGGCGGTACAGAAGTACAAACTACTGAAGCTAAACTAGCAGAGGAAAAAGAAATTGATGATGCTTATGATATGAGAAAAACAAAACGAAGAGGTAGAAGGCAAACAATACTTACCTCTCAAAGAGGAGCTACAGGAAATCTTGTATTAGGTAAACCAACTTTATTAGGTGCGTAATGGCAAAAACTGATTTAACAAAAACTATCATGGCGAGATTTGATCGCCTTAAAACTGGTAGACAAAACTGGGAAACACATTGGCAAGAAGTTGCAGACTACATGCAACCTAGAAAAGCTGATGTAACTAGAACAAGATCAAAAGGTGATAAACGAACAGAACTTATTTTTGATTCCTCTCCAATACAAGCTGTAGAATTGTTAGCTGCATCCCTACATGGAATGTTGACTAACCCTTCTACTCCTTGGTTCTCACTTAGATATAAGGATGAAGGATTAGATTCAGATGATGAAGCAAAACTTTGGTTAGAAGGTGTAACCGATACTATGTATACAGCTTTTAATAGATCAAACTTTCAACAAGAAATATTTGAATTGTATCATGATCTAATTACATTTGGTACTGCTGCAATGTTTATTGAAGAAGATCAAAACGATCTTTTAAAATTTTCTACAAGACACATTAATGAAATATATATTACTGAAAATGATAAAGGTAGAATAGATACAGTATACAGAAAATTTAAAATTACACTTAGAGCTGCTGCTCAACAGTTTGGTAATAACTTATCTGAAGAAGCAAGAAACAAAGTAGAGAAAGATCCATTTGATGAAATAGATATTTTACATGCTGTATATCCAAGACAAGACTTTAATCCTAATAAAAAAGATAAACAGAACATGGAGTTTGAATCTGTTTATGTAGAATACAAAAATGGTAATGAACTATCAGTAGGTGGTTTTATGGAGTTTCCTTTTGTAGTACCAAGATATTTAAAAGCATCACATGAAATCTATGGTAGATCACCTGCAATGACAGCACTACCAGATGTGAAGATGCTAAATGAAATGTCAAAGACAACTATCAAAGCTGCACAGAAACAAGTAGACCCACCGCTATTAGTTCCTGATGATGGTTTTTTATTACCAGTTAGAACTGTACCGGGAGGACTTAACTTTTATAGATCAGGTACAAGAGATAGAATTGAACCATTAAACATTGGTGCAAACAATCCATTAGGTTTGAATATGGAAGAACAAAGAAGAACTGCAATTAGAAATGTATTCTATGTAGATCAACTATTGTTACAACAAGGACCACAAATGACAGCAACAGAAGTCATACAAAGAAACGAAGAGAAGATGAGATTACTTGGTCCAGTATTAGGTAGACTACAATCAGAATTA